AGCACCAAAAGCGATAGTGCTTCGGAACGACCGGCATCCCCAGAGGTAGAAGCCGCTTTGATTGAAGATCCATTAGATAATTCGAAGGAAGTGCGGTTGTCCACGCTGATAGTGGAGATCTTTATCCAATCTGGGAGTTGGCGCATGATTCCTTTGACTTTTTTGACAAGGTTTCCTGCAGTAGCAAATTTGGTGGCCATTACAAGAATGGCTTTGTCGCGATGAAAAAGCATCATCCATACAATATAACCAGCAGTAATCGTGGAGATACCAAGCTGGCGTGCTTTTAAAATGACATTAAAACGATAGTCATTAAAGTAATCTAATAATTCATCTTGGAAATCATACGTATCAAACAAGATGAGTCCGTGCAGGGGGTGAGAAATACGAGCGTAGGTTTTAAGAAAATAAGCGGGGTCTTTACCGCATTTGAGGATCTCGTTGACTTGCTGCTTCTTGTCTAATTGAAAGCTCATTCATCATCTACGATTTCTATGTTAAGGGATTCTTCCCGCATGCCGCTGGCGGATGCCTCTCTCTCGAACTCCCGGCGGTAGTAGTCCTGGCGTGCGCGCTCAGCTGCTTCTTTTTTCTTCTTCTTCTCTGCCTCAATGTCTGCCTCGTAACCCTCGGAGCCTGGGACATCTTCTTCTTCAATAGCAGTTGCTCTCGCAACCTCTTCCATAATAATTTCCTTGAGGCGAGCAATAGAAATTTTCACTTTTCGGTCTCCGAGCCTTTCTTGCGAGTGTCGTTATCAGGACGCGTGCCGCCTTTACCGTTCCAGCCGCCTAGTTGGAGAAATGTTTCCCAGCTTTTTTCGATGGGGGCTTCGGAACCCGTCTCATTGTTCATCTCTTCGTTAAGGCCACCAATTTTATAAAGCTGCTTAGCAGTCACCCAGCTACGCACACGAGAAGAGCTTTCTACACGAATATCAATTTCTCCCTCTTCGGCCAACGTTACAGAGTTGCCTGTAATCGTTTTATATTCCTTCTTGAGCCATCCAGCGATGTCAGCGATGCGCTGTTCGGTGTCGCTTTCAAATCCCGAGGCATATACCTCTTTTAATTGGATCTCGGACTGATAACTCAAACACATTATATCACCATAAAACTTCACATTAAAGCCATCCATTACTCGCTGATCAATCAAAGCGTCTCCTTCTTCTCTACGAAGAATTCCGGGCTTGACCGGTTCGTAGTCTTCGCCGAGTGCGCCGTCATATGAATTTGCGGCGGCTTGAGCGAGTCCTTGTACGATTTCATAAACTGTAGCCATTATTTCTATGCTCCTTGTGCCTGTTTAACTAGTTCCAAAACTAAAGAATTGATGACGCTGCCGCGCTGCCCAAACAATCCTTCCAGTGCTGCCTTTCTTACTTGAGGTGTCACCTTGGGTGTCAAGAGAACTTGCTTTAAAGTATTACCATATTCTTCTACTGACATGGTTGCTCCGGAAGTGGTCGCTTTCGTTACTTGTTTTTGTCGTAAGGTTTGTTGAGGCTCTTGTGGAGCGACCTCTGGTTGTTCCGCTATAATTTCAAAAATCATCTCTTTTAAATCATTCTTGGTTATTTTCATTTATAGGTCTCCAGCCTTGTTTCCATCTTTCTTCTCTGTCTTCGACATATTTAATGTAACACAGATGGCAACAATCAAATTTTAGAAGACAAACATCATCTGCCGCTTTTTTCGAGAGAGAAAAACAAACTGGACAACGCTGTAAAGAATCTCTATTAAATAGTTTCTTGGAAACCTTTATACCATTTACATCTATTTTCTCTTGGAAGCTTTCATGTTTGGTTATCTTTTGATAGAGTTCTCGCATTTGTTCAAGATAGTCTTTTTCTTTATTCTCGTCCCAATTTGCGCGAGGATTTTGTACAGCTTCGTCACCATATTTTTTGGCGATAGCTTGTTCGATGGCAGCAATCTTATTCAGATCTTTATCACTCATTGAATAATCTATAAGCTCCATAGGTTGCTACCACTCCTACTGCAACACCTCCTGCAGCCCAGAGCCAATTATTGCTCGCAGATTGCTTGAGCAACGAGCTTTGGAGTTGGTTGATTTCTTCATCTTTCTGAAAAATGAGAAGACTGCTTTCTTCATGTAGGGCGTTGTACTGAATTTCCCAATTGCGAAGCTGTAGCTCATAGTTGGTGGCTTCTATGGATAGTTCATATTCAATGCGCGCTTGGCATGCGAGGTTGGCTGTTGATTGGCGCGCCAGGATTTCAGACAATGCCGGCACATCGAAGAGCACGCCTTCAAATGGTGCGCATTGCTGCTGTCCCAGGAATGTAAACTGTCCGGTTTCTTGTGCTTCAGCAGGGCCGCCCAACATTAATAATAGACTAAGGAACATAATCAAATCCGTACATTAACATTATTGTCTCAGACAGTTCTTCTGGGTCTTCGGAGAATTGTCTTCCGAATTCTTCTCTTCGATCCTCAATCACTTCTAACAATTCTTCTTGACTTTCTTGGTAATCTCGCTCTACTTGTTCTATCGTGGTTTTGTAGATCTCAAGCGATGCTTCCATATCAGCTAATTGCTTTTTGTGGATCTCTTGCAGGCCCGCGAGTTGGGCTTGTAGTAGCAACACAATTATAACGCCCTTCCAGTTCTTCAGTAAAAACTGGAGGACCATTTGACGTGGCGTCATTTTAATCCCTTCAATCTCTCCACTACATCTACGACACCTTGAGTGCCGATAAAAATGCTGGAAATAATAACCCAGTCGGTGCTAGCTAGATAGCCACCAAATGCCAGCGCAGATGCGGTGAGCCATACGAGGAGCTTTCGGGATGTAAGTTTCATCAACCAAGTGTCGATGAATCCGCTTTGTTCTTCCATGGTCTTTCCTACAGCAACCAGTGAGCAAACAGGACACCATCAAGCCACGCAAGGCCTAAGAGCACCCACCAGCTAAGTCGGCGGCAGCCATCGGTGACTTCGTGCCATAAGGCCCAGCCTCCATCGAGCGCAGCGCAGCATACATTGCGTAGACCTGTGCATGCCCAATCCCATGCTTTTGTTAATAAACTCATTTTATTTCCTCTCTTTGTTTATGATTCTTTCATCGGGCCATGACACATTTCTTCTGCTTGTGCTTTTGATAGGCCCTTTTTTCTTTCACTATCCGGTAAATTTGCTTGCGTGCACATATAAGTACGTTGTTCTTCAGAATGTACTTCGGATAAATATAGTTCTAATTCTTCTGCTACAATTTGCTTTAGACGTACTGACATTCTCTTAAGGAGAGTCGGCTTCTTCAGCGGTTCGTCGGCACGCGTGGGTCCTTCCATGGCATTATTATATAACTGCCACGCCACCACATCAATATCTTGGGGTCGGATATGATCCACATCCATTAAGCCTGCTAGCATCTGGATTGCCTGCCGACGATATTCCTTGGGAGGACGTTGGGCGCTGCCGGGGACATCAGTGGATGTTTTCCATTCTCCGGCGGGGGCCCCGAGAACGTCCGGGGCCCGCAGGCCTTGATAGTCGAGTTCTTCATATTCATCTTCGGCCTGTGCAGCTAAGGAGCGATGAGGATCCAGAGCTTCTTCGATCTCTTCTTTGATGATCTCCATCAACTTTGCTTTAGTAATTATAAGAGACATTCAGGCTTAAACCTCACAGGGGGGTGCGTGTCTAATGGGATGCCGATACGTTCCATATCATTTAATCTTTCATGCACTCTGTGATGCGAACAGCATGCGACTGCCAAAGCAAGCAATGCTAGCCCTACAGCCAGCACATCTAATCGCAATAATTTTAAGAGCTTTTCTTTCATTGTAAACCTGCCCAGATTAACATTATAGATAGTGCTACAATTGTTCCAAGTGCCAGCGAAGCACTAATAATATCAACCCATCTAATTCCGCGCCAGTCGAGCCAGTGATTTAGTTTATTCCAAAGCTTCATCAATAGTCTCTCGTCGTAAGATCTGCTGCAGCCTGATCAGGGGACAATCCAAGGAGCCACATATCATAAAGATTAATATCAGAGGGTATCTCATCTGCTGTTATGCTTTCTCCTGAAATCTGTTCGATGTGTCCGTCGATTTCAGCGACCCATTGGGCAAACTCACCAAGGCTGCGATTCATATTAGTTTTCTGACTTTTCTCGCCGGCCGGGTCTTCGGGGCCGAGGCCCGGTTCGGGCACATGGCCGGGGCGCTCCCAGGCTGGAAGTCGAGCCTCCTCAAGCTCTTCCTTAATAATCTGCATCAATTGGGATTTGGTGAGTTTCACTTAGGCTGCTCCCCATAGGTGCCAGCCGGCAGCAAGACCGATGGCTAAGCACGATACTTTCGCGACTCCTAATAGGATATAATCTTCTAATGCGCCGTTAAGCAAAACAAGCTGCTTGGTTCGTGCCCATGTGCTTCGCGCTAAATCTCGTGGTGTGCTCATTTGTTATACCTCTTAAGTTAATATGTCGAGACGTCTTTTGGGCCGCCTAGATTCTTTAAAATGCCGGCTAGCTTTTCATCAGACTGCCCTTCCCATAGATCCTGTAATCCGTGTGCGATAAGCGCTTGTTCCAATGCCACTCGATCAAGATTGGGATATATCGTCTGTTGCGGTTGTTTGTTCAATTCCATCTTCTCATCCATGAAATATCGAGGGTCGATAAATTTCTTGTTCTTTCTAATCATTTGTTATTTTCCTTTGGGTAGCCCATTCATACATAGTATGGCAACAAGCCCGGGTACGTTATCATTAATGTACACACCTGAAAAAAGTGTGTCGGTTCTGCCACCCACATATCCAATCGCGGCATCCATGTGCTTGCTAATCTCTGGATCGTTTGCCATCTCTGAGGAGACAATCAACAATAATGCGCCTGTCTTTGGCTTTCCTTTAGGGGCTGGGCATGGTGAGCGCTTCATGCAATTCTGGAGAATCATTGCTCCAAGATTGGGAGTGGCGGGATCTTTCACTATGGTCGAACCAATAAACATTCTTTGTGGAGTTCTCAAACATGTTTCTAGATCTCTCGTATCAAACGACTGGATGGGAGACTTGTCCGCGGAAAGCTTGAGCACCTGTGTCCACAACTTTGCGAATGCGGTGTTGGCTGCGGGGTACAATCCTAGCATTCCAACTTTTCCGCGCAAGAGTTTGACCTGTCTCTCATTGTCCAGAATGATATGAGTGTGTTTTGCCACATCATTTAGCAACGAAAGTGCATTTCGGCTAATCGTAGGGTTAAGGCCTTCCTGCGCTGTTGGCCAAGAGACTACATATACAACTTTGCCTTCTGCCTGTACAGATTTGAGGTATCGTTCAAACACATCGTGTAGAGAAGCGACGGCAGAACCAGTTCCACCGCCGCCTCCTGCGCAAACGAACAGCCAGTCTACTTTGCCAAGTTTTGTGCGGAGGGCATCTTCTACGACTGTACTGTTTGCATCAAACAC